AATCCAGCGGTAAAGAAGAAAAAACCGCTGAGATATTTGACATCCGCAGGCTTGCGGGACTAAAAGTTTAAGGAGAACTATAATGTCACAATTACTCGAGTCACGCTGGTCGGAAACCAAAGAGGCACTATTAGAAGGCCTACAAGGTAACAAGCGTTCAGTAATGGCAACCACTCTAGAGAATACCCGCAAGTATCTCGCAGAAAGTGCCACCGCTGGTGCTACATCCGCCGGTAACGTTGCAACACTAAATCGTGTGATCCTACCTGTGATCAGACGTGTAATGCCTACGGTCATTGCTAACGAACTCGTTGGTGTACAACCAATGACAGGCCCAGTTGGTCAAATCCATACTCTACGTGTACGTTACAGCGATACATTCGCTGGTAGTGCTGGTGGAGCTACAACCGCTGGTGAAGAGGCACTAAGCCCATTCAAGATTGCTGAAGGTTATTCTGGAGCCACAACTGGTAAGCCAGCATCAACCGCAGCACTAGAAGGCGTAGCTGGTAACAAGCTAAGTATTCAAATCTTGAAACAAACAGTTGAAGCTAAGACACGTAAATTGTCAGCTCGCTGGACATTTGAAGCTGCTCAAGATGCACAAGCCCAACAAGGCATTGACATCGAAGCAGAAATCATGGCTGCTCTTGCACAAGAGATCACAGCTGAGATCGACCAAGAAGTTATTCGTAGTCTGTTTACATTGTCTTCGACAGTGTTGACCTATGACCAAGCTGCTGTATCTGGTACCGCTACATTCGTTGGTGACGAACACGCTGCTCTAGCTGTTCAAATCAACCGTGCTGCTAACTTGATCGCTCAGCGTACACGTCGTGGTGCTGGTAACTGGGCAGTTGTTAGCCCAACCGTACTGACACTGCTACAGTCTGCTACAACAAGTGCATTTGCTCGTACAACAGAAGGCACATTCGAAGCACCTACAAACACCAAGTTTGTTGGTACATTGAATTCAGCAATGAAAGTGTATGTGAATGCCTATGCTGAAAATGACAAGGTGTTGATTGGTTACAAAGGTTCTTCAGAATCTGATGCAGCAGCATTCTACTGCCCATACATCCCATTGATGTCAAGCGGTGTTGTGCTAGATCCAGCAACTTTCGAACCAGTCGTGTCATTCATGACACGTTATGGTTATGTTGAGTTGACCAACACAGCATCTTCTCTAGGTAATGCAGGTGACTACCTAGCGACTGTTGATGTAACTTCACAGAACCTACGTTTTGCTTAATCAGTAATACGTACTACGCAAGTTCAAAAAGGCTCTTCGGAGCCTTTTTGTTTGACTTAAATATCAAAATGAAAGTAGAAACTGATAAAGATTTTGCCGAGTTAACGCAGCAATTTTCTGCGTGGCGTAAACGCTTTCCGATGTTTGTGCATGATGTACAGAGGATAGAAAAAATCATAGACTCTCATATACAGACTCACAGCAAGATTATGGTCTTGTACAGACAAAGCAAAAATCGCAGTTACTTAGAAAAAGCACAACGAGAAATTGATGCTATAAATGCTGTTCTAGCCACTGTAGAAAAAATGGAACTGATGAGTCTGCTGAGCCGCGGATAAATAAAGTATCTAGAATTTATTATGCGGCACCCACCGCGTATGACCTAGAACGTCAACACAAGGAGAAACAAATGGGACGTCCAATTAATAAAAGATATTTTGGTGTATTAGGAAATGCAACCTTTCCACACATTCCAGTAGAAGCAGCAGGATTCGCTGGTAAAGATCAAATCACAGAAGATTCTACAGCTGATGTTTATATTCTTAAACAAAAGTCTGCACGTAGATTTTTAGTTAAACACGTCGAAGACGGTGATGAAGCAATTTGTAAATTGGTTGATAAAGCGTATGATGACTCTACATTAATTGTAGCAGGTGAAATGGTTATTGTAGGCTATATTAACGGAAGCCAAAAAGTTAGACTACGTTCATTGACCAACAGAGTTGCCACAGATTTTAACAGTGTTCGTTACAAATGGTCATTAAGTGATGACTCGTCAACTACTATTCTTATTTTAACAACAATGTAATTAGGATGCACTAATGGGTCAGTTCCTTAGAGTCAACGGTGACTATAACATTCGAGCAGGTGATGGTGCCAAGATAACACTTGACACCGGTCCTGCTGCGAGTGGAGGGTCTGTTAGGGTCACTGGTAATCTTGTGGTAGAAGGTGATACTTTTAACATCAGTACCACCAACTTAACCATCGAAGATAACATCATCTCATTAAACACTGGAGAAGTTGGTCCAGGTGTATCGTTGGTATATTCAGGTATTGAAATTGAACGTGGAAACACCTCCACAACATCTCCACAGAACAATGCCAGCTTTCTCTATGACGAAAGCACTGACGCATGGATTCTAGCACACGGATCAGCACCAGGACCTTTTAATTTTGATGCTAGTAGTCTTAGACTAAAACAGATACTGACCAACAGTACCACTGACGACGGCGACCTTACCTTGATAGGCACAGGCACAGGATTGGTAAAAGTTTTTGGTACAACTACTTACGAAGCACAGATACTTGCTAGAGAAGCTGCGGTGCCAGGCAGTGTCGACGATGTATTGCCAAATAAAAAATATGTCGATGATGCGATTCAAAATAATCCAACATTTCAGATTGTAGCTCCTCAGAGTCAAGATACCAAAGTTGTAATTGCTGACAAGGATATAACTCCAAACACGCAAGGTACTGCTGGCTCGTTGGCATATTTTGCATACAACGGCGGCGGCACAACTTTTAGTACATACGGCGAAAGTGCAGTTTCTATCATAGTCGACGATACATTAATTGGACAATTCTATTCTAATAGATTTGAAGTTGGCGATTTGGAAATTGGCGGCGGACCAGACCGTAATGAAATCACAAGTCGTGCCAGCATAACCAACGAAAACATTTATATAAGAACTCAAGGTACAGGTAAACTTCAGACTAATTATGCCATACAGATAGAAAAAATCGGTACATCAGGAGAAACTCCACCCCTTGCATTCCCATACGTTCCGACAACTCCAGCTTATGTTTCTGGCAGTACACTATTGTATGCAGGCAATTCTGGAATAGGAACCACAGGATTATATTTTGTCAATGATAGTCTAACAACTTATCATCAGACAGGAGAACTTATAAGTAAAAACAAAGCACTGGTATTCAGCATGCTATTTTAAGAGATACATATGATAAGAAATTATGAAACTCCAGAAGGTACACTATCACTGATAGATTCCACCAGTGTTACATCGCCAGTGAAAGTGTTTACCAGCTCAACCACAGGTGGTCCAATCGCAGGCGGTGTAATTGGTAGAGAAAATGCTGTGACTACTATAGCATTATGCAACACAGCGACACCGAATCCAGCAGACGAAACTGCTGATTCAGTCACAGTAAGTATCTTTGTGGTTCGCAACGGCTTAAGTCACGGCCCAGGCAATCGGGTAGTAAGTGAACTGGTTGTGCCAGCAGGTGAAACTGTGTTCTTTTCAGAAGAACGAATGGTGTTGGCCAGTGGCGACGCTATATGGGTCGGAACATCATCAGCTGCTAAGTTAGCTGTTACTGTGAGTGCTCTAGCAGTATGAAATTCTTAAAGACCAAAAACATTTCTCAGTTCAGCATCAACGATCGTGCGTTGATATATTATCCTGCTGGTAATGGTCCGGGCAACAGAATAGTAGTTAACGCCAACGGCGGTATGATGCTGCCCAAAGGCACAACTGCACAACGTCCACAGTTAACCAGTGTGCGTCAGCCTACAGATGCCAACGGAACTATTAGATATAACACAACAATTCCTGCACTAGAAGCTTATGTGGGCGGGGCCTGGGTCACAGTGGCCAGTCCATTTGCTGCTGCTATTACCAAACAAACACTAGGCCCAGGAGACGGTACTAGTACTATTTTTGGACCGTTAAATGCTACCTTTGCACCGTCGTATGCCGCCAGTGCAGACAATGTACTAGTATTAGTAGAAAACGTCATGCAGATTTCTACTACCAACTTTGGTATATTTCAGAATCCCTCAACTACAGGAACAGGTGCAGAAATTAATGCTAGTACATTGACATCGGCCAATAACGGCAGTGAGTATATTATTACTTCAGTAGGCTCTACAACATTTACGTCATTTGGTGCAGCTTCAAACACACAAGGCACAGTTTTTACTAAATCCGGTGGTACGATCACAGGCTCTGGTAAAGTACGTGAAACAGGATATTATCTTTCATTCACATCGGCAGTACCAGCATCAGGAGGAGGCGGTAATCCAGTTTACATAACTGTATACTACGGATACGCCAACTAATCATGAGTCAACTGGGGCGCATAGGTGGACAGGTACTCACAGATAACCTGCTACGTGCTGGTGTTGATCTTGCGTTTGAAACCAATCTACTTTATTTTGATGTAACTAATCAACAGATTGGTATACGAGATGCAACCCCAGTCTATACACTAGATGTTAACAACAACATCTACACCAATGAACTCACAGTAATTACTCAACTTGCTCCAGGCAATCTAAGATTTAATTCACCCGAAACCATAAGCACCAGTGTGGGCGGTATTGATGTTTACATCAACGGTGGCGGCGAAATCTTCCACGATAGATTAGCCACAGCTAATCTTGTCTTAGACGGCAATCTTATATCCAGTGTAAGTAACAGCAACATCGTGTTGGACCCAAACGGATCAGGCACAGTGCAATTATTAGCTGACACTAATATCACAGGTGATCTCGCAGTTACCGGTAATATTTCTCTTAGCGGTAATCTTACTGGCCTAGGTACATTAACATTCGGTGATCAAACTCTTGACACTGTGACCATAAACACAGATTTTACTCAGAGCATCATCCCCGGTGATGATTTAACCTACGCTATGGGTGCAGACGCAGGTGACAGCAGTGCAAGACGTTGGAGCCAAGCACACGCACCAGACTGGACTTATATCACAAATGGTGCATGGCCTGGAAGCGGTATTATACCGCTGTCTGTTACAATCAGTGATCAACTAACTCTTGACGGAACTATTAATAAAATATCGGCTATACAAAGCAATGAAGATGTATTGCTGAATCCAGATACTGGCATTATATATGTGGAATCTGTAAAATTTGGTAAGAGCGTAGATTTAATTTATACATTAAATAATCCCAATGCCGCTTCTACTGCTAGCTTAGATAACTTCGGCACAGCAGTTGCTGTCTCAGGCGAATATGCAATAGTTGGTGTTCCGTATGAAGGCGCCCGCGGCGACCCCTTTTCAGGTTATGCCTATATCTATAATGTTACCACTGGGGCTCTGCTACACACAATAAATAATCCCAACGCCTTTGGCAACGCCCGGTTTGATTACTTTGGATGGTCTGTTGCGATATCAGACAACTATACCATAGTTGGTGCTCCTGAAGAATATGACGCCGGTGGTGCTCAGTCAGGCAAAGCCTACATCTTCAATGTCACAACTGGTGCGTTAGTTCATACATTAACAAATCCCAATGCCTACAGCACCAGCGCCGGTGATCTATTTGGTACGTCGGTGGCAATAAGTGGCAACTATGCTATAGTTGGTGCAACTGGGGAAGACGACGCCGGCGGCTCTTTGTCGGGTAAGGCCTATATATTCAATGTCACAACTGGCGCATTAGTTCATACCCTCAATAATCCCAATCCGTATGGCACCAGTACGACAGATTACTTTGGCAATTCAGTAGCCATAAGTGGCAACTATGCCATAGTCGCTGCATATCTTGAAGATGATGCTGGCGGTATTAGTTCAGGTTATGTCTATATCTATAATGTCACCACTGGTGCTTTAGTTCATACATTAACAAATCCCAATGCCTACGGCACTAGCGTCAGTGATATCTTTGGTTATTCAGTGGCTATAAGTGGCAACTATGCTGTTGTTGGAGCATATCAAGAAGATGACGCCGGCGGTACTGATTCAGGAAAGGCCTATATCTACAATGTCACCACTGGTGCGTTAGTTCATACATTAACAAATCCCAATGCCTACGGCACTAGCGTCAGTGATCAATTTGGCGAATCAGTAGCTATAAGTGGTAACTATGCCATTATTGGTGTGAGTGAAGAAGACGACGCCGGTGGCACCAATTCAGGCAAGGCCTATATCTACAATGTCACAACTGGTGATTTAGTTCATACATTAACAAACCCCAATGTCTTTGGTACAAGCGCCAATGATCGATTTGGCGAATCAGTGGCTATAAGTGGCAACTATGTTGTAGTTGGAGCTACTGGGGAAGATGAAGCCAGCGCATCACCAGCACCAGGCAAAGTCTACATATTTGATACGTCCGAAGATCTATCTGTAATAACAAATCAGTTAAACACTCCCCTGACCTTTGCCAGTACAGCAGGAATTGGATATTTGAGATTCATGGGAGACAACGGTTTTGTGATTCCCTCAGGCGACAATTCTCAAAGAAGAGCCAGTCCAGAAGTAGGTGAAACTCGCTGGAACACCGATGAAGACTATCTCGAGTGTTATGACGGCACAGTATGGGCAGTGAGCACAGGTGGTGGTATTGAAGTTGATGTACCAATCATGGAAGATCTCAGTCATGCCTATACCCTGATGCTAGGGTAATCTCCAAAATTGATAAATAAATTTAATTGCAGAAACGACCATTTTTGCAGGATCCGACTGCGGTAAACCGGCAAAGAGCGTGAGCTGAAAATCTGGTTAACGGTGTGACACCGGGTAAATTGGAGAGCTAATGGCTATCGGTCGTATTTCCGGTCAGCTCTTGAAGTCAAATCTTCTTCGCGCAGGAGAAAATCTGGCATTCGAGACAGACCTACTCTATCTAGATGTTGTGAACTCTCGAATCGGGATACGCACAGCGACCCCAACCGTTGACCTTGATGTCAACGGACACACTCGTTCTACAAATGTCACCGTAGACAATCAATTAAACATTGGAAACTTACATTTTACTGGTAATACTATCACCAGTGATTCCAACACAATTAATTTTATTGCGGCAGCAGGTGAAGCCACAGTATACCATTCAAGGCTGCAGATAGATGATCTGCAACTGCAAGGCAGCACTATATCAACTACTGTCAGCAACAGCAGCATAGAAATAGATCCCAACGGCTCAGGCACAGTTAACATTATAGCCAATACCAACATCACTGGTAATCTTGTGGTATCGGGTAATGTTAATGCCACAGGTAATGTGGTTATCGGCGGCAACATACAGATTGGTGATGCACTCACAGATAATATTGTGATCAATGCCAGCATTCGCAGTGACCTAGTACCTGAAACTGATAACACTTATGATCTAGGATCCGCCACGTATAGATGGCGAGCTATCTATGTCAACGAATTTTATACCACTGCATTAAATGTTCCTACATTAGATGTTGGTAATTTAATATTTCAAAATAACGAGATTACCACAACCGCTGGACAAGACCTATACATTGATGGCAATGGTGTAGGTGGTGTAAGACTAGGAAATTTCCGTATAGTAGACAATGAGATCACAAATGTCTCTACAAATGCCATTACACAAATCGCACAGACTGGCACAGGATATTTTAAGATACAAGGCACTAATGGTTTTGTTCCTCCTAGGGGTGATGACGGAAATAGACCCACAGCCTATGCAGTATTAGGTATGACACGATTTAATACTAACTCGAAAGCGTTAGAAATTTGGGACGGAGCAGCATGGGCATCTCCAGCTGGATCAAGCGGAGCAGTTAGTATTACACAGGCCAATGACATTGCAGTGCAGATTGCACTGACACTAGGATAAAAATATGCCAACCTTATTTAGACATTCGGTAAACACAGATATAGGAACTACGCCAGTTGACGTATTGCAGATTCCACTAGGAGTAAGAGCCACAGTTATTGGATTAAATTTAGCCAATGTCACAGACTTTGATACTGTTAATGTAAATGTATTTGTCATAGATGAAAACTCTACACAGGCTCACTATGTGAGAGGATTAGTAATTCCGCCAAACACCACAGCTAAAATAATTACGCAAGGAGAAAAATTGATATTACCAGAAACTGCAGGCATACGAATAGTTTCAGACACTGATGACAGTGTAGATGCCACTATCAGCTATGTGGAAATATCATAAGGAGCTATCATGCCAAGTACATATTATATAGGGACCAGTCCAGACGAAGCACTAGGTGATTCACCAAGATATTGGTACGCTCTGCGAAGAAACAATGACGGTGAATTATTTTTATACAGAAGCGATCAACTCAAAGACAAAGACAGTATAGAGTTAAATCTACCTGGAGCACCACAAGAAAACTTTGAAGATTTTGAACCAGGAGTTGATTATTTTGATGGAACTCGAGCAGATCACGAAGTAGAGTATGATAATTTAGTATGGACACAATATCGATGGGACAACAGAAACATGTTGTATTACGTTGATGATCAGGGAAGATTGACACAAAGAATAAATCAAGGATATACATATCCTACAGGACATTCAAGTTAAACCGGAATAAATTATGGCAGAATTTAAGATCAGTAGAATTAGATATACATGGAGAAACACGTGGAGTACGACCACGATATACAATCGTGATGATGTGATAAGATATGGCGGATCTACATGGGTGTGCCAGAGGCAGCATACTGCATCTACATTTGCTGCCGATCAAATATATCTAGCCAATCCAAACGATACACAGCCAACGCCAGCCTGGTTTAAAATGTCCGACGGGTATGTATGGAGAGGACCTTGGACAACACCAACTTTATATAATCCCGGTGACCTTGCTCTGTACGGAGGGGTGATATACCTATGTGTAACCAGTCATACATCAACATCAACCTTTGATGCTAATCTAGCCGATTGGGCTGTGTATCTTTCTGCAGACAATTGGCGTTCAGCATGGGCTCCTGCCACACGTTACGGCATAGGAGATGTAGTAAGATACAACGGCATAGTTTATCGTTGCATAGTAGGACACACTTCGTCAACAACAGCCTTGGGATTAGAACTAGGTAACAACGATAGTCAAGATGACAGCACAGGCGAACTATGGCAGGTCTATTATGAAGGCATACAATATGTAGGTACATGGACCGCTGCTACAAGATACAGACCCAACGATTTGGTAAAATACGGTGGAAGTGTTCTTCGCTGTGTGGTAGGGCATGTAGCTGACGCAAATATTACCAATGCTAATTTTGTTACAGAGTTTCCCGGGCAGAATTTTTACGACTCGTGGTCTAACGCAGTTTATTATGCAGTCGGCGACATAGTAAGATACGGTGGATATCTTTATGTAGCTGCTGTTAATAATTATGCTAGTGTTAGTCCAGCAGAAGACACCACAAACTGGAACATACTTTCTAAAGCAGTGAATTTTGTAGGAACATGGAGTGCAGGCGTTGATTATAAAACCGGTGATGTTGTGCGACGAGGTGGGAATTTATACATTGCCACTGCGGATACCACAAACGATGGTAGTTCATTAGACTATTTAGATGCGAGCAATTGGGATATAGTTACAACAGCTCAATCTTGGCGAGGTACATGGATTAAAGATAACACGTATAGTGTTAATGATGCTGTGATATATCAGGGTAACACATATACTTGTAATTTAGAACACGTAGCTACAAATGAAAATTCTCCAGGAGATAACGGATCCGGATTTTTCTATTGGGATTTATTACTACAAGCTGGCCAAATAACCGGCCTGGGTCAGCGCGGCGACCTACTTACATTTGACCTTTCAAGAACACTGCAAGGTGACGGCAGCTCCTTTGGGCCGACAGCAGTACCTATTGGATCAGAAAATCAATTGGTCATAGTCAACGACCAAAACAGTGTTGACTATGCGTTCTGGGGCGATTTAACAAGAGTACGATATGTAGATCTTGACGGAGTTGATGATAACACAGATCCAGAACGTGGTACCAGTCAATTTCTTCCTTGGAGAACCATACGCTACGCCTGCGAACAAGTAGATGACGGGTTTGCCGGCAATACCACTATTAAGGTTTCTGTAGGAGAATTTGTAGAAATAACTCCAATAATAGTTCCACGAAACACAGTGGTGTTGGGAGCAGAACTTAGATCTACAACTATCAAAGCGTCGCCGTCGGTATTATCTACAGCAGATCGTCCTTATACTATTGCATTATTAAATAGGATCTCAGGAATAATACAGGCGATTGTGGCAGGAACTACAATTAGTCCTGCAAAATCCGCAGGAAATACATTAGATCCTGTAATTACAACAGAAACTATAACTACCGTAACAAATAATTCTTTTTCTCCTCCGCAGTTTGATCTATCGGGTAATGAAATTTATGAATCGGTGACAACTACTTCAACAACACAACCTAGAATCACCAGCAGTGTTGCTGCAATAGCTATCCAGGCTAAAATTGTTAACATGATATCCTATATTAATTTTTATCTTAATTCATCAGGCTCAAATCCCACATTAGTAAGTACAAATACTCCAATAACAACCACAACATATACCAACACTGTTTTACAACTGGAAGCCAATAAAGAATTCTTAGCTGCAGAGGCTGTGGCATTTATGCAGGCAATATATCCTTCATATGTATTTGATATAGAGTTATATAAAGCAAATGTGCGTAGATGGATAGACGCTTGGAAATATGACATAATATATACTGGGAATTATAAGTCACTGTTAGAAGCAAGATACTATAGAAACAGCGTACTAGGCTGTACAAGCACAGAAGATATGTTTTATGTGAGAAATGGCACAGGTGTTAGAAACTGCACTCTCAAAGGTATAGAATCTGAACTTAATCCACCTGTGGCATTTGACTTATATCAACTGCCGCTCGGCGGCGCATATGTATCGCTAGATCCAGGTTGGGGTCCTGCAGACACACGTACATGGATCGACACACGCTCACCATATATACAGGGTGTAACAACCATAGGCACAGGTGCTGTTGGACAAAAAGTAGACGGCGCATTGCACAACGGTGGTAATAGATCTATTGTTTCCAACGATTTTACACAGGTACTTTCAGACGGCATTGGAGCATGGGTGTTGAACAATGCTAGAGCAGAGTTAGTTTCTGTGTTTTCATATTATGCACACATAGGATATCTTGCGCAGGATGGCGGAGTTATTAGAGCTACCAACGGTAACTCATCGTACGGCACATATGGAGTGATTTCAGACGGCATTGACGCCACAGAAACACCAGTAATCGCAAAAACCTATACTAGAGCACAACAGGCTATAGTAGCAGCAGCATTTGCCGGAGACTTTGTTGACGAGATACAAATTTTAGAGTGGAATAATTTTGGACAAGACTACTCTAGTGTAACAGCTGCCTTTGTCGGAGCTGGTGTCGATGCTGAAGTGGTATTCGAAGACTTTCGTGACGACGCGGTGTTTGAAGCAAGAATTACAGATGCTAATGCCGGTACTACAAACATTGCTCAATTGGTCGGCGGTAGCGGATACACCCTAGTACAGAACAACGCACAGTCCGGTGATGCTACAACAATTACCATAGCTACTAATGATGCAAATTCTATCACAGAATATCTTGGCATGCGTATTATTCTTACCAGTGGTGCAGGAACCGGACAATACGGTTACATTGCAGCCTACGATAATATTACCAAAGTAGTAACAGTATACAGAGAATCCGATGATCAACCAGGTTGGGATCATGTGGTACCAGGCAAACCACTCACAGTACCTTTGCTGACCAATACCACATACAGAATAGAACCTAGAGTGATATTTTCAGCCCCTGCGTACTCTGCACAGGAGATAACTGTGCAGACCAACACCACTTGGACAGAAATAGTTTACGGTGACACCACCGAAACCTATACCAATGTAGTTGTAAATGAAGCAGGCACAGGCACAGTAGATATAACCGTGACTGCTGCACTAGCTACATTCAACGTAGTGAAGCAAGGCAGAGACTATACTATTACTATCAATAATGGGGGTGCAGGTTACGAAGCAGGCCAAATATTGACCATCGATGGCGATCAACTTGGCGGAGCAACTCCAATCAATGATCTAACGCTATTGGTCACAGACGTCAGCGATGACAGCACAAATTCTATACTTACAGCAGATCTTAAAACCTACGGTGCAGGCGAAGATAACGAAGCTGCTAGCGGAAGATTCGTAGCAGTTTCTTCTGGAGGATCAGCTGCACTTTACAGCGACAATGGAGTAGATTGGACTGGGTTTAACATGCCTACTAGCGGTAATTGGAAATGTTTAGCAGCAGGTAGAGTTCAGTATCCTACCTTGGGCAATCATTTATTTGTAGCCATACGTACAGGCAGTTCAGTTGCAGCCAGTTCTACAGATGGTATAAATTGGATCACACGAGCTATGCCGGCATCACGACAATGGAATTCGGCCATATACGGTAGCGGACTATTCATTGCGGTGGCTACAGATTCAAACTCAGCTGCTTACAGTCTCAACGGTACAAGTTGGAGCACAGTCGCCCTACCAACATTCGGCGATTCAACATTGAACGAATGGGTAGATATAGCCTATGGAAAAAACAGATTTGTAGCAGTAGCTAACAGCGGAAATATTGCGGCTTCAGGTACATATAATTCAGCATTGAATACATGGTCATGGACAGGGCATGTCATGGACGTGATCGCAGACTCAACACCAAAAGATTGGGTCAGCATTGCCTATGGTAATGATAGATTCGTTACAATATCCAGCACAGGTGATGTGGCATACAGTTTCGATGGCGACACCTGGTTACCTGCTACTATGCCGTCACAAGACGGAAGCACAGCACATAACTGGAAGAAAATACGATACGCACAAGGAGTGTTTTTTGCCATAGGTGATACTGGTGCCCGTGATGTTGGTGCCGATCCAACAGTAGGACCTTCAAACTATGCAGCTCAGTCTGCAGATGGCATAGTATGGACATCAAGAACATTAGCTTCTTCTGCAGAGTGGGTCAGCGTGGCATTTGGTAATCCCTACGTAGATTCCAGAGATTCCACAGTAGGCAAAAGCACACCAATGTGGATAGCCATAGATAACACAAATAAGTTCAATAAAATACAGACAGGGGCACGAGCCTTAGGACGAGTGACCTTAAGTTCTGGGATTATTCGTTCGGTGAAATTATGGGATCCGGGATCAGGATACACAGAAGGACCTACATGTACGTTTGTTGATCCCAATAACGGATCTGAAGCTCGCATCGAAACTCGAACAGCTGACGGTGTTATAGGCAGCACTAGCTGGATCAACCGCGGTCTGGGATATCGCACTCTCAGTACCACAGTCACAGTGACAGGCAACGGATTTGCAGATGTGATACCGTCTGGAAAATTTATTGTTATAAGTGATTTAGAAACATATCCAGGTCCTGGTGCAAATTTATCAATAGCAGGATTAACCGGATCATATACATTAGTGGATATTGAAGAACTTGGTTCCACAGATCGAGGGCTTGCAGCAAGAATTCGTATATCACCAGAGATTAAAGTGCGTGATAATTTGCAACATCTCACTTCAATCACGATTAGAACCAGATTTAGTCAATGCAGAATTACAGGACACGACTTCTTAGATATAGGCACAGGTAATTTTGAAGAAACTAATTATCCAGAGCTGTACTCTGGTTTCTATACACCTGCGCCGGAAAACGAAGTAGTAGAATTAGATCGTGGCAGAGTATTTTACACTTCGACTGATCAGAGCGGCAATTTTAGAACTGGTGAACTGTTTGCAGTAGAGCAGGCCACAGGTATAGTTACCATTAGTTCAGATTTCTTTGATCTAGGTGGGTTATCGGAGCTGAGATTGGGAGGCATTAGAGTAGGAGGAACCGGAGCAGTAGTTCGAGAATTCTCCACAGACCCATTGTTCACAGCAGATTCCAACAACATAGTACCAACTCAGCGTGCCATTGCATCATATCTTGCTTCAAGATTAAGTGTTGGTGGTTCGGAAATTGCAGTAGGCAGTTTTATCGCTGGAACTATTCTAGTAGGTCCCGACAGAATCAATAATACAGCAGGATTGAGTATTATAATTCCAGTGAGAGCAGAATTTGATGCACTCAACTCGGGAATAAGTGGCATGATGATGGCGCAGGCAATGTTTTACAGGTCGTTTAAAGATTGATTTACGCAACAAACTAAATATAGAATACGGAGTAGAAAATGGCAGAATTTAAACTAGGTAGAATCAGATTTGTTTGGAAAAACACATGGTCCCCATCCACCACTTATTACATTGATGATGTAGTAAGATATGGAGCTCGCACATATATTTGTGCAGTGGGACACACTTCTGCCTCAGATTTCAACACAGATTTAGAATACAATCCAACTAAGTGGAATCAAATGAGCGACGGTCAAAGTTGGACCGGAGACTGGAATGTCAGCACTTTTTACAGACTCAACGATGTAGTCAAGTACGGCGGTCTTCTATATATATGTAACGACAGTCATACCTCAGCTGCTACCACAGTATCGGGATTGGAAGCTGATCAAGCTAAATGGACTTTGTATGCAGAAGGATTTGATTGGAAAAATGATTGGACCGTTGCCACTCGCTACAAGGTAAATGATCTAGTTCAATACGGCGGTTATACCTATGTGTGTAATCTTTATCATACGTCCGCTGCTACCACAGCGTTAGGGCTAGAAGCAGATCAAGCCAAATGGGATACTTTCAATCCCGGTATTGAATACAAAGGCACATGGTCCACTGCTGTTAGATACAAACTCAACGATGTTGTAAAATATGGGGCTGGACTATGGATATGTGCTATTCAGCATACTGCAGATGCTGCATTTTTAACCGACAGTACCGCAGGTCGTTGGACTCAGTTTACCGAAAGCACAGAATTTGAAAGCACTTGGAATAATGCCACTCTGTATCAACCAGGTGATATAGTTGTTTACGGTGGTAATCAATATATTGCAAAAACTGTACATACTGCCGCATCTATCACAGAAACTCCTACAACACAAGCAGCAAGATGGGATCTGTACTCAGAAGGATTCAAATTTCAATCTGCATGGACCAACACCACATCATACAAGATAGGTGAAGTAGTTAGTATAGGTGGTTATACCTATTTGGCAGCACAAGATTCTCCTTCAACTGTCGTTACTGTAACAGCAGTAACAGCATCTAATGATACATTTACCATAGCCTCAACCACAGGCATAGTAGTAGGTATGACTGTGCGATTCACTGGCACAACATTTGGCAATGTGTTTACCACAGCTAGATATTATGTAAAAACTGTGGCCGCAGGCAGTATCACAGTGAGTACAACACCCGGTGGCACAACCTTTAACATCACTGCAGATGCCTCCGGCACAATGACAGCTACGGTTTCCGCAGAACCACCGAATACCACATACTGGTCAAGACTCACCGCTGGTATCAGCTGGCAAGGAGAGTGGTCAGATGACCGAGATTATCTGCTAGGCGATGCTGTGAGATTTGGTGCTAATGCTTACATCTGTGTGCTGGCTCATAGATCAGAGGGCGATGATGGATCCACAGTAGGCGCAGCTGGCGGCGGGCAAGCCAACAGCAGACCTGATCAAGACACCACAGGAACATATTGGAGTCTATTAAATGTAGGTTCTGAAACTGACATTCTTTCAGTAAGAGGCGATTTAGTCTATTACAGCGGTTCAGGCCCCACAAGACTGCCAATTGGCCGAGAAGGACAGGTATTGGCTTCCACAGGTTTAGATCCAGAATGGGTCACTCTAGGCGAAGTTGATCATACATATTTTGTAGCGACCACAGGGGTTGATTTGCCTTCACCTATACATGGTAGAACCTGGGACAAGCCTTGGAAAACTATTCGATATGCCTGTGAACAGGTAGAACGTGGTCCTAGAAATCCAGATGCACGATATCTGCTAGAGTTAAATCGTGTGTTTATTCAACGCGAAGTCACAGAATTTATTCAACGCCAAATCTCTACAAATACAGCCCCATTTACCTCTGCATTTGTCTACGATGATTTCAAATGCGAGCGAGATGTAGGGTTTACATTAGATGCTGTGGTCTATGATCTGTGTCACGGTGGCAATATCAAATCACGCGGAGTTGCTAATTCATTGATTGGTGGACTCAGCGAAGGTGAAACAGAAGCATATCCTGGATTGGCTATTGAATCAGAAGAATCTGTGGCTGCTTATAACTACATGCTTACTGTGGTTGGAAATGTGTTGGCACAGACAGCTCCAACAATAAATTATCAGACACTGAACGGCGACAATTCTACTGCCACTGTGGCACAGTATTTCAATGCAGATCTCACCGCAGAAACTGGTGCATTAGCCAACGTAACAGCATCAGTTACACTTATCACAAATGCTATCACTGCTAGAGCAGCAGCGGTTACAGCACCTCAGATTGCAGCAGCCATAGCTAGTGTGCCGGCAAGACGCAGTCCTAGTAATTTGATTAATGTAGCCACAGGACAATATCGTGAAACACTGCCGATCATTGTACCAGAACAGACCTGTGTACAAGGGGACGAACTGCGTTCAACCAACGCAGGTCCTGCAGGTAGCCTGACCAACAGATCCGATGCAGGCTACAGCGTAGGTGCATTAACTAGATTGCAAACAGTAGTTGATCAAATTGTACGCGGCACCAATGTCACTGAAAGCTCAGGCAACATCGCAGTTCAAAGCGCATCATTCCCATTCGCCAGCACCGAAGAAGCAGCAGATGCAGCACAGTTGGTCAGAGTCATGCAGCATCAGATTGATTTCAAGATCAGCTCTACCTTGATGGTGAGTTCCGCAGATCCTACAGGATACAATACATCATTCTTAATAGGATTTGGCGATGCAAGAACACTGCTACGTGAAAACAAAGAATTTATCAAAGAAGAAATCACTGCATATTTGACAGTGAATTTTCCGGCAGTGAAATACAGCAGAACCAAATGCAAACGTGACGTGGCATTTATTGTTGATGCCATGGGCTATGATTTGACTTATGGCGGAACCTGGGCTACACTAGTAGCCGGCACAGCCTACTTTGACGGAGATAACAGCTCGGCACTGCAAATTGACAGCACAGAAATCGCAGCCACAGTGTCTGCATACGCTAGATTGAAAGAAATTGTGCAACAGATCATCGCCAACACTAGCGTGACTAAATCCACAGGCAATGCTGCTACTCAGTGGACCGACAGTACTAATTTAACAGGTGGTTCAGCTGCCAATGCCACAGTGGGTGCATTGGTAGACATCATCACCAATATCATACAAGGTGATTCTACTGAGGCCACAACACCACAGATCACAGTTACTACTATATCTGGTACAGACACACTTACCAGCAACAGTCATGGATTAAGTGTAGGCGATGCAATAATTCCAAGAGAAACTGGCAACGGCTTGACCAACGGTGTTAAATATTGGGTAGTAGGCACAGTAAATACCAACACATTCCAACTTGCAGCCACATACGGTGGCAGTGTGTTAGCTACATTTACCAACGGGGCTGGTATTAGCATACCTGTGGAAGTTATAGATTATCCCACTGCTACTAATGCTGTTACATCAACCACTGCATTGATAGCTGCGGCTGTGACCCTAGATGCTGCTCAAGAAACAATAGTATCAAACGCTACGGCATTTATTACTGCAAACTTCCCTGCGTTGGTCTACAACTCAGCCAAGTGTGAGAGAGATACTAGACTTATCTTAGAAGCAGTGATGTTTGACTTTATGTTTAACAGCAACTTTAAAACTAGAGAAGCTGCTTACTCATATCTACGGGCCAGCGCCAGCGATGTATATTCATTGAATCAGAAAGCAGCTACTCGTGCAGCATTTACTTACGTTAAAGGATTAGCCATAGCCAACGTAGGTGGTAACGCAACTGCACAAGCTCGTATTGAAACACTAATGACTACATTAGATGATATTGTTTACGGTGCTACCAATGAAGGCAGTCGTTGTGCTTCAGGTAACAGAATGGTTGATTATGCTGTGCTGCAATTAGAGCGCAACAGAGACTATATTGTAGCAGAAATTGATGCCTACATCGATTCAACATACACTACCACAGTCACAACTGCTACAGCAGCCACTGATATATTCACTTGCACATCTACAGCATGGATGACAAGAAATGCTGCTATAAGATTCACAGGTACTGTGTTTGGTGGGGTGAATACTACTACTACCTACTATGTGCAGAATGTGGTCAGTTCAACCACATTTAAGATTGCTACCACAAGAGATTCAAATACCGCGTTTGATATCGCCAGCAACGGTAGTGGTTCAATGACCGTGGCCTTGTTCTACAGCAGCACCGCCTGTCTCAGAGATGTCAACGCTTACATTGATGCACTCAAATATGATTTGAAATATCCAGGTAACTACAAATCTAGATACGCAGCTAGATATTATGCTAACAGTGTAATGGGCAGTTTAGAAGAAGATATGTATTATTTCAGAGACGCTACTGGTCTAAGAGATCAAACTCTGCAAGGACTTACTGGCGACTTGCTGGCCGAAAATGAATTTGGCACATCAAGAGTAAGTGCAGGAGCATATGCATCTTTAGATCCAGGCTGGGGTCCAGAAGATTATCGTACATGGATTATTACACGTTCTCCATATGTACAGGGTGTAACTACATTAGGTACAGCTTGCGTTGGTCAAAAGATTGACGGTGCATTGCACAATGGTGGTAACGATTCCATAGTTAGCAATGACTTTACACAGGTACTAAGTGATGGCATTGGTGCTTGGATCACAAACAACGGTCGTGCTGAATTAGTATCGGTGTTCTCATATTATGCACACATTGCCTATCTAGCAGAAAATGGTGGACGTATTAGAGCTACCAACGGCAACAATTCCTACGGAGATTTTGGTTCTGTGGCAGAAGGATTTGACGCAACAGAAACTCCAGATACTGGCATAGTAGACAACAGACTACAGTTTGAAGCTGTAATTGATCGTGTGATAACTGACGGATCTGCTCTACTGCAAATAGAATTCCAAAACGCAGGTATAGATTATACAGAAGTCACTTACTCGCTCACAGGCGGCGGCAGTGGGCAAGTTGTTGAAACAGACGAATTCCGTGATGATGCTGTATTTGAAGTTCGCATGTTAGATCTTGTCGAAGACAGTACAGACGCTCCAGAAGCAGACGGTAATCTTGGAGGCTTCGGTTACATCACAAACTCCAACACCGCACAAGGTGGCACTTCTACCTCAGTTACTATCGCTGCCACAGACAGCGAATCTAGTACTGCTTATATAGGTATGAAAATTGTGTTGACCGGCGGTGCTGGAGTAGGACAGTTCGGTATAATTAACACATATAATTCGGGTACTAAAGTAGCTGGATTAATCAAAGAATCCGATGGCACAGCAGGATTTGATCATTTAGTAGCAGGTTCCGCTATAACCAGTCCGGATGCTTCTACCACATACACTATTGAGCCTCGAGTGACATTCTCAGCACCCGGATATACCAGTACAGCAACTACATTACCGACTAACGGCGATTGGAGAGCAGTAAAATACGGTGAAACTGCTGCTGTCTACACATCGGTAACTGGCACATATGCAGGTGTAGGTGTAGGTGCTACATTCACAGTGATACGCAATGGATGGAAATATATTCCGTCTCTGCAGGCTGCAGGCACAGGGTATACTAGATTACAAACCATAACAATTTTAGGTACCAACCTAGGTGGAGCCACAACTACTAATGATCTAGTGATTACAATCACCGCAGTGAATTCTACTACAGGCGCAATTCTAAACTTTGATCACAGTGGTTACGGCATCGGCGGCAGATATGTTGCTCTAAGAAGCGGAAGCACAGTAGGTGCAACTTCGGAAGATGGCGTTTTATGGACCACGAGAGCCAGCTTGATGCCTAGTGCTGCAAACTGGTCTGCAATGGCTGAAGGTTTATTTGACGATAACTCCACAGTGGGCAAGATTAGCAAATTCGTAGCAGTCGCAGGCTCTAGTGCCAACACCACAGGTGCATACAGTGACGACGGTATAACATGGACAGCGACTAGTATGGTGACTAGTGCTATATGGGTTGATGTAGCATTCGGCGCCCAAAAATTTGTAGCAGTCAGCAGTGATGTAACCACAGTACGAATCAGCAACGACGGCGAATTTTGGGATCAGTCAGGCACATTGACTACCACTGGATTTACAGCTATTGCCTACGGCAAAAACAGGTTCGTTGCAATCAAGAGTGGCACCAACGTAACTAATCATGCTACATCGACCACAGCCGCAGGCACTTGGACCGCAGGCACGTTGCCTTCTAGCTCAAACTGGAATAGCATTGCCTATGGCAACAACAGATTCGTTGCTATTTCAAACACTAGCGGAACCATAGCTGCCTACAGCTTAGATGGTATAACATGGACAGCCAGTACACTACCAGCCACAGCATCGTGGACCAAAGTCACATACGGACAGGGACTATTCCTTGCTGTGAGCACAACCACAGCAGCAGCAACATCACCAGATGGCATTACATGGACTCTAAGAGCCACCAGCGCAGCAGCCCTTGGGTTCTCAGCAATCACCTTTGGTAACAGAGATAGATACGGTTTATTTGTAGGAGTTGGCGACGGCAATGGTAATGTAGTAACTTATATCAGAACAGGAGCCACAACTAGGGGTCGTGCCAAAGTAGCTGCTAACAAACTATTCCAAGTCAATATTACTGAACCCGGATCTGGTTATGACACTGTACCTACTATAACATTCACTGACCCAAACAACACATTCGAAGCTCCGGTGACCGTTCGAAAGAACAGTGGAGTGTTGGCTAATCCTAGTTTTGTTAACAGAGGAACACAGTTTGTCACTGGCAGCGGTGAGGTAGATGTGGGCGACGGTTATTCAGACTTATTCCAAACAGGCTCGTTTGTGGCCAGCCGCAGACTCAGCTTCCAACCTACACCGGGTGCAAATGTGGTATTCAGCCATCTACCTGATAGAGTGTTTAAATTAGTAAATGTAGTAACTTTCCTCGGGTCAAACGATGGATCGTATACAGCGTTTCTACAGGTCAGTCCACAAGTGACCATATCAGATGCTCCGCCTGATGGCACAGCTATCGCTATGCGACTGAAATACAGTCAAGTTCGACTCACTGGACACGATTTCTTAGACATAGGTACTGGTAGTTTTATAGAAACCAACTATCCAGGACTACCAACACAAAACCCAATACCAGCTAATGAAACGGTTGAAAACGGTGGAGGTCGAGTGTTCTTTACAAGCACCGACCAAGACGGAAATTTCCGAGTTGGTGACTTGTTTGCCATCGAACAAAGTACTGGTATTGCTACCTTAAATGCAGATGCGTTTAATATTTCAGGCTTACAAGAACTTAACTTGGGTAACGTAACACTAGGTGGCGGATCAGCTACGATCACTGAATTTTCAACAGATCCATTCTTTACAGCAGATTCGGATAATATTGTGCCCACACAGCGAGCAATCAAAGCATTTATTGCCGGTCAGATTGGTGGCGGTGGTGCCAGTTTGAATGTTAACTCAGTAACAGCGGGTAGTGTTTTCATCAGTTCAAACATAATAACTACTGTGACAGCAGGTCCGATCAAAATGAATGCTACCTTTGATTTCAGAGGCGGAGTAATTGGGCTTCCTATAGCATTCAGTTACTTTTTGAACTAAATATATACATGGAGAATAAATTATGGCAACAGGAAGACTAGGAGCAGCGAATCTATCAGCGGCAACCAACACTCAGGTATACGACGTACCAGACAATACATTTGCAGTGGTTACTTTAAATGTAGTAAACCGAGGCTCAACAGCCTCGACTATTCAAGTGGCAATTTGTCTTGCTGCAACGGCAGCTAGTCCTGACCCTTCAGAATACATTGAATTTGATGTAAGTTTAGCTGCCAAGGGTGTGCTAGAAAGAACCGGTATTGTTATGGCTGCTGATCAAAGATTAGTAGTCCGTTCAAGCGCGGCAAGCGTGAATGCTGTGGTCTACGGTATTGAAACCACAACCGCGTAATTAGGAGAATCAAATGGGTAGAAGACAAACAGCAGGGGTTGCAGGTGGCTCAGGAGTCGGTGGTTTTAATATAGATAACACCACTTTAACTGCTGCTGACGATCTGGACATTACCATAGATCCAACCGGCACTGGTATATTTAGAGTAGATGGCGATGCACAGTTACAGGCTCAGGGTGATCTAAGATTTGCAGATGCAGATTCATCTAATTGGGTGGCATTCCAAGCGCCATCTACAGTGTCTTCAAATGTAACTTGGACACTGCCTGCAGCAGATGGTACTGCTGGACAGGCTCTAGTAACAAACGCTAGCGGAACACTAAGCTGGGCAACCAATAGCATAAGTTTAACAGATAACACCACAGATGCAGGCACACACTTTGTGACGCTGACCACAGCTACTTCAGACACTACAATCACAGCAGTGAGACGCAGCTCTACAAAATTAACTTTTCAGCCCAGTTCAGGAACAATGAGCTTGTTGGGAAATACAACCAGCACTAATTCTACCAGTGGAACATTGATTGTTACCGGCGGTGTTGGTATAAGTGAGAATTTGAATGTCGGTGGAAGTTTTAGTGCATCTTCAATAGCTGGTGTGAGCGGATATGTGGCGATAACCGGAGGAGCGTCTCTGACAGATATCGATAGAAAGTATATCGTGTCTAATACTGCTGGCATTACGCTAACACTACCAGCCACCAGCACAGATGGTAGGACCATTACCATTGTTGACGGAAATAGTTTTTCATCATTCAATGTTACATTGGGTAGAAATACCAGGACCATAGACGGACTTGCCGAAGATCTAGTATTAAACGTTGCAAAATCAAAAGTCGAGCTGGTATACAGAGGCGGCGATTGGAAAGTATTCATTGTGTAATGAACAAGGATTATAAGAATGGCTAATCTTGATAGCTTACTGATTGCTCGAAACGGTCAAAAAGATCGAGGTCAAGAACGTAGTCGCGGCGGTACTCCTTGGTTTTTCACACACACCAACGTGACCGGTAGCCAAGCACCCGGCGGCGGGTGTGGTTATTATTGGTCCAGTCCCGGAACTGGCCGTGCAGTTATTGAACTATGGGGAGCCAGCGGGTCAGGCGGATTGATGTGCTGCTGTTCAGGTGGCGGCATTCCTGGTAATCCCGGAGCATATACTAGAATTGACGTAGGAGTGACTGCATCTTCTGCAGTCTGTGGATGGGTAGGATGTTCACCACATGGCGGCTGTTTGTGCTATCCTGGAAGAAGCGAATGCTCAGTGGCCTGTTTATTAAACACTACCTGTAACAATGTGTTAGCAGCACAGGGCGGCTTTGGTGGATATACCAACTGTTCCACTGGTACAGCACACTATTGCTGTTTGGTAGCAGCTGGATTTAACCACACATTTGGCGGTTCGGTTGTTCCGGCAGGGGGCGGTAATTTCTGCGGAATTATTTGTAATTCAGCTGGCCCAAACAGTGCTGTAGGTGCCTGCTCCTGTGGAGGTAGTGTTAATCAATGCGGCGGCATCAGTTGCCTAAGAACATGGGACTGCTGTCAATATCACAAGTGTAACATGGAAGTTACCGTGGCTGTGAGCCCGGGAATATTTTCCAATACAGGCAGTGCATGTTTTAGATTTTTCAAAAGTGAATGGCCGGGGTTTGGTATCGCACACAACAGTTGGGCAGAAATGGAAGCTGGTATGAGTGCAATGAACGGTCAGCAGCCTTATAACCATAACTGCTACTCTAGTATGCAGCCCTGCGGTTGTTATGAACACGATGGATGTTTTTTAAATCCCGTAGGTGTTCCTGGAATAACAGGTAGTCCCTGCCCAGGTGTTAGATCATCGGGCGGCAAAGGCGGCCATGGTGGCATTAGAATTACATTTTATCAATAAGAAAAACACATGGCAAATCTAGATAACCTACTACAGAATAGAAATCTTGCGGTGAGACGAGGTACTGAAAGGACCAGTCAAGGCCAGCTGTTTTATTTTACTCATACCAATGTTTCGGGAACGATTAATTATACTTCTTGTGCTTGGTGCTGGACCAGTCCCGGCACAGGAGTTGCTGTAATTGAACTATGGGGTGCAGGAGGCACAGGCGGTCTTCAGTGCTGTTGTCACAGTGGTGGCGTTCCAGGTAATCCAGGAGCCTACAGCAAAATCACTGTCAATGTTTGTCCAACTTCCTATGCGTGTGGATGGGTAGGTTGCTCACCTACAGGTGCTACCTTATGTTATCAAGGACGTAGCCAGTGCAGTGTGGCCTGCTTGTTTAACACTAGCAATAACGCGACAGTAACTGCTCAAGGTGGGTTTGGTGGTTATATCATGTGCTCAACCGGTACATCTATGTACTGCTGTATGGTGGCTTCTGGATTTAACCACACCTTTGCTGGTTCAGCCTTGCCTGCAGGTGGCAATTTCTGTGGAATCATCTGTAACTCGGCTGGCCCAAACAGTGCTGTAGGAGCCCCAGCCAGCGGAGGTGATATCAATATCACTGGTGGAATCAGTTGTTCTCGATACTGGGACTGCTGTCAATATCACAAGTGTAACATAGAAGACACAGTGGCCGAGCCACCAGGCATACGTGGCAATTGTTGTTCGACCTGTACTAGATTTTTCCGTAGTGAATTTCCAGGATACGGTATTGCCAGCAACGGATGGTCTGAACAAAGCACGGCGCTAAATAGCAGTGAAGGCGGTTTCGGTCATAGACACTTTTGCTGGAATTCAAATCAACCATGTGCCTGTTATGAATGGTCTGGATGTAGACTCAATGCAGCTGCCATGCCCGGACTTACAGGAATACCTTGTCCAAACGTTAGAGCCCACGGCCACAAAGGCGGTCACGGTGCAGTTAAAATTACATTTTATTCGTGAGCATATGACATGGCAAATTTGAATACGTTACTTAACAAAAGAAATGCAGATATAAAACGAGGAATTGAAAATAAAATCGGCGGAACTCCGTGGGTGTTTTCCCATACCAATGTAACAGGGGTGCAAAGTGGAAATCCCTGTACATGGACATGGATAAGTCCAGGCACTGGTGTTGCGGTTGTTGAACTATGGGGTGCTAGCGGTACCGGTCCAAAAATGTGCTGCTGCGGTGGCAACGGTATTCCAGGCAATCCCGGAGCCTATCTCAGAAAAACACTTAATGTCACAGCCTCATCTTGCCTGTGCGGTTGGACAGGGTGTTCACCAACTGGTGATCAACTGTGTTATCCAGGTAGAAGCGAATGCTCAGTGGCCTGTCCGTTCAATACTAATAATAATACTGTGCTTACAGCTACCGGTGGTTTTGGCGGATATACCATGTGTACAACCAGTACAGCATTATATTGCTGTTTGGTAGCTAGTGGGTTTCAACATACTTTAACAAATACATACTGTGGAATTTTGTGCAATGTTGGCGGTCCTAATTCTGCTGTTTCAGCCACAGCCACAGGAGGTGACGTGAATCTCTCAGGAGGAGTCAGTTGTGTGAGAATGTGGGAATGTTGTAATTACTATGAATGCAATTATGAAAACACCATGGCAGTTTCACCAGGCATATTTTCTTCAACCTGCTCGACCTGCTTTAGATTCATGCGAGCAAGCTGGCCCTATGACGGGTACGCAAGACACGGATCTTACGGATACGGATTGTCCACAGCATCAATCCAGGGAATGATTCCTACGTCAGACAGAATAGAGTGCTGGACCAGCGGATCGAACATCTGCGGCTGTTATGAATGGTCTGGATGTGTGCTGGGAGGAGTAGGATACCCAGGAACAGCCGGCCATCCCTGCCCAGGAGTTAGAAGTATGGGACAAAAAGGCGGCCACGGTGCAGTGAGAATTACATTTTATGCATAAGGATTTATAAAAATGAGAATCGTAAAACAAATTAGAATCAACGACGAACCTTGGTCAGCAGCTGACACTGGCAAACGCACAGCAACGCTGATATATCAAGGCCCAAAGTATCTTTACTTAGAGTATGATAGTGTCACTGACAAAGTGCTACAACTCACACACATTGCAGAATCAACACCAGATCTTGCCGGAGCTTTGGAAAAACTCACTCCTGTCGAAGGTCGTTCTATTGTGGAAATAAATGCAGAAACCAGCACCACAGCAGCAAGCTACTTCTGGGATCACTACGAACTAATAGTTATAGATTATGTAGAACAGTTAGAAAATGGAGAAACATATACCTACGCATATAGTTCTCCAAGTCCCAAATTGGGAGAGATCTTTGATTTTTACAAAATGACCTGGGGTCTAGAAACTGGTGACTTTGACGAGTATAAGTTTATGTTACCGCCAGTCTCGGAGTCAGAAATGACCGAGTCCATAAACACAATTTTAGCCAAAGTTCAAGAGAGCCTTGCGAACAATACCTCACTGTCAGCTACTGATAAAACCAGCATTGAAGCTTACATTGTTGCTTTGAACAAGTTCAAAGCAGACATGGCAGCTGGTGTAGAAAGTTGGAAAATGGCATTTCCTGTTTGTAACATTCCTTACTAAGAAATTTAAGCATCATTATCTGCGTATATAAATAATTTTACATTTATATAGGTAGATAGTGATGCAAAAGAGATCAAAAGCCTTTTTTATCAACGGTGGCGCCGGAAGAGTTGTATGTTCAATACCAGCGTTTGAAAAGTACTATGAGGAATCCGGCGATAAGGATTTTATCATCGTTTGCGAAGGCGGCACGGAATTTTTCAAAGGACATCCTTATCTTGATGCCAAAGCATACGATCATTGGCACAAAAATTTGTTTGCAGACAAAATCAAACACATGGATGTCGAAACTCCCGAACCTTATAGAGTTTGGGAATATTATAATCAAAAAGCCAGCTTAACTCAAGCCTTTGATATCTGCATAAACAACAAGGGCGTCAGAGAACTACCTGCTCCAACACTTTCACTATCCAAGGAAGAATTAGCACAGGGGTTTGGATTAGTTGCAGAAATTAAAAACAAACTAAAAAAAGACAAAGTGGTGGTGTTCCAGCCGTTTGGTAGAGGGGTAAAAGAAGCTAATGGATTAGTCCTCGACAGCACTGGTAGAAGCATGGACACTGAAAACGTGATTTCTTTGATAAAAAAATTCCAAGAAAGCGGTTGGGCTGTTATAATGTTCAGTGAACTGAAACCCAACATGAAAGAAGCCAAGCTGAAGGACGAAGTAGCACAACCAGAAGGTGCTTCTTTGAGAATTTGGACATCGATAATTAAACATGCTGATCTTTTTATAGGCTGCGATTCTGTAGGACAGCACTTGGCACATGTCTTAAAAACTCCTGCAGTCGCAGTATTGGGTTCAACTTATCAAATCAATGTATCTTACCCCGAATCAGATATTTTTAAAGTAGTTGATCTAGGCGATAAATTAAGACAATACTCTCCGATTCGTATAGTAATAGACGAAGCAATTGATAGAACCAATGAAAGTTTAATGTATATGACTAAAGAAATAGAAAATTATACTTTGGCTATTTGTAAAAAACTAATCAACCCACAAATTAAAAAATAAAGGAAATAAAATGAGTTTATGGATAGCTGGAATAACACGAGGTCACAACGCCGGTGTTTGTTTGTTAAAAGACGGAGAAATAGTTTTTTCTATTGAAGAGGAAAGATTGACTAGAGAAAAGTACGACGGTGGACCTCTAGCATCTATGTTAAAAATAAAAGAATATACCGATAGACTGGATTATCTAGTAGTTGCCCACACCCAACCTTTGCATGAAACAGCCGGTAAAATAGATTTCAGCGGCGAAGACATGTACACGGGCCTTGCTAGAAAGTTAGGATTGATCGACAGAGATGCTGACTTTAGCAATCACCCGCAAGTAATTGATCTAAGCCATATTCATCACAAGCTTCATGCTGCCTGTGCGTTCTATCGCAGCGGATTTGATAAAGCAGTAGCAGTTGTAATTGACGGAGCAGGAACATTTATGCCTGTTATGGTCAACGGCGGCAGAAATGAAATATTATTCGAACTTGAAAGCATTTTTACCTGTGCATATCCAAACAACATCAAAACCACATACAAGCATCACGGGTGCAGAGGACCATTAAAAGGACTTATAGTTCCAGAAATGAATTCAGAAAAATATGGAGAAGAAGGTACACATATCTGTGTTATTGATGATTGCGCAGGCATTGTTAAGGCTTATGAAGCAGTAACACAATACTGCGGTTGGCCTAGTATTGAAGCAGGAAAAACCATGGGACTGTTTCCATACGGTAAACCCAATGATGCTTTGCCAAAAATATACACAGATGCAGGCGGCGGCAAATGGCGTTCTGCTGATCGAAATGTAATTATTCCCACATATCCAAACGGTGCCGAAGTTAACGAATATAGGTTTAGTGAATTAGAAACCAGCGACGAAGTTTATACAAATAGAGAAGATGTAACACTATTGCAAAATAGAAGAGATATGGCTTACGCTATCCAAACCGAAAGTCAACAAGAAGCACTAAATGTAATTCTCAAAGCAGTAGAACTTACGGGTGTTAAAAATGTTGTGTTTTCAGGTGGCTACGGGTTAAATTGTGTGGCTAACTATTTTTACCTCACTAAATTAAACGAAGAAGGCATTAATTTCTATGCTGAACCAATCAGCAACGATGCAGGCACTGCGATTGGCGCAGCATTATTAATCCACTACGGGTTAACTGAAGACGCCACTGTGAGATCTTACGCAGATTCTTTATACTTAGGACCTAAGTATAACTATTCAAAGAGTGATGTAGAGCAGATTGCAGAAAAATATCAAGCTACACGAGTGTTCGAAGTATCTAAGTCTGATGTAGTTAACATGTTAACTGAAAAGAATATTGTTACAATATTCCAAGGACGTTCAGAAAACGGACCAAGAGCACTAGGTAACAGAAGTATATTGTTTGATCCACGATTCACTGATGGGAAAGATTTTGTTAATGAAATCAAACATCGCGAATATTTCCGGCCGTTTGCTGGAACAGTATTAATCGAACACGCAGCCGAATGGTTTGATCTACGAGGCATGGAACAAAGTCCTCATATGATGTATGCTGTGAACTGTCAGTCCGGAGTTGAAGAAAAAATTCCTTCAATTATTCATGTTGACGGTACATGCAGAATTCAAACTCTAAAGAAAGAACAAAACGTTCACTACTATGAGTTAATAGAAGAGTTTTACAAAGAGACTGGCGTTCCAGTATTGTTCAATACCAGTTTTAATCTAGGCGGAGAAGCACTAGTTGAAACCCTAGATGATGCTGTTAGGACTCTTGCTTACAGTAAAATGGAATATCTCTATTTGCCTGAGTTCGAATTAATGATAGAGATGAAAAATAACGAAAGTTAAAATAATAATTTAAAAGACTTTGCACCAAATTTCTGTCTAAGACTATTACTGAGCATTTCATTAAAGTACTTAACACAGAGTTCTTTGGCAGCAAAGTCTTTGTCTTTGTGATTTTTTTCAGTGATAATTTTTTTGTGAAAAACATCAGATCCTAGACTAATAGGAGTGTCGTTATACAAACTTTCTCCTACTAAGTTTCCTAACACAGCATGATTGCTAAGGCACATGTGATTATATCTACAATCAACATGGTGCCAGTATTTTGCATCCATTAGTTCATCAGCATATACCTGAGCACCGTCAAATTTTTCAAATTCAGCGAATTGTATTCTTGACAAACTCTGATTAGAAAAATTTAATTCGGGAAAATCTAATAGATGGTCATCTGCGGTTTCGAATCCTTTGATAATTAAAGGTCTTCTTAATTTGTTTTTTAGTACATAGTATGATAGGTAACCCAATCTATGATTTTGAAGCTGTGATGCTAATGAAGGTCTCCAGATACGGGTAACAAATGATAAAATAGTTTTTTGTAATTCTGGGTCATCGGTCATTTGAGTAACATTTTGAATAGACATTACATTGCTCCACTCAGGTCTCTTTTCAAAATACCAAAATCTATCAGAGGAAGTTTTTACAATCGATAAAAAATCATCAGGAGTCATTTGCGTTAGTATATTGCTTAATGTTTTCCAAACATAATCTTGACTGGCACCGATTAAACTATGATTAACAACCTCAACTCTACTACCAATTTTTTTAGATAGGTGTTCGCCTGCAATAACAGGCCAAAGTTTTTTTTCAGTTTTGTGCGGGTAACTAAAACTGTCACCTAGAATGAATAATTTTGCCATGAGTACCTTTACGAGATAAATTATACTATACAATAGTTATCAAAGATTACAATGGATCAAAAAGTTTTTAACATCGAAGACAAGAAAATCATAGTATATGACAACCTATTCTCTTATCAAGAAAACTTAGAAATATATCAATTTATATGTCAACAACCTTTTGTAAGATCTAATCTTGATAACACCTTTGACAACAACAAAGACATCAATATTAAATGGAGTTGTTTATTAAAAGACTCTAATGCAGTATCTAATCTTATCGATTCTAGATATCGAAGTTTAGATGAATTTAATGATAAGCGAATTGAGATCTTTAGACAGTACATAAATTTTTCTACCACAGAAACAGTGGATACGATACACGTTGATTCTTCAACTGGTACTATTGGAGCTTATACTATTTTGCATTACGGAAATTTTGTATGGGATAAAAATTGGCATGGAGAAACTGTGTTTTATAATTACAATGTCGAAGAAATATTACATGCCACTATGCCCAAACCAGGTCGTGTGGTGATTTTTGATTCTAATATACCGCATTGTGCTCGACCCCCTTCACGGCTAGCAGAATATGCTAGATATACTATTGCAACAAAACTTTTGGTCATGGAATAATATGAAATTCGAAGTAAGTCCGCTATTCGCCATACCCTTTTACAGAGCAAATCTAGGCTATCTTCCTAAAGACATACACGACACTATAGTAAATTTAGAATATGAAAGAACTCCTGGCAATAATAATTTTTACTCTGTGGACAAATATGTTTTAGAAATAGACGAACTAAAAATTCTAAAAAATAAAATAATGGATCATGTTAACACTTTTGTATATGATTTTCTAGATGTCAAAGACAACATGAAATTTAACATAGAAAACAGTTGGGTCAACAGACATAAAAAAGGTGACCACAGTCCCGAACACTATCACGGTAATAGTTTAGTGAGTGGAGTATTCTATCTAGATGCAGATAAAGACAGCGGCCCTATTACATTTTTTAAAGACAAGACGCATTATAATCTTTGGACTGAGACTGTGCGTGTTGATTTTAATTATCAAACTGAATCAAGCGGCAAGGGCTCTAATTTTTATAATGCACAATCGGTACAGTTTTATCCTCAGAAAGGAGATATTATTTTGTTCCCGTCCATGCTAAATCATGAAGTGGCAACTAACGAATCTGATTTAATCAGATACAGTTTGGCGTTTAACGTTTTTCCTAGAGGTACAGCGGGCGGCGTACTTAACACAATAACAGTATGAATATAATTGATATAGGTTACACTCATTGGTTTGAGAAAACTGATTATTCTAGCGATACAAATCCTGCACTCAACGACAGTTGGACAGCTTTAGTAAATTATGATTTAGAAAAATTAGATACATGGAAAACAACTACATCAAATTATACAAAATGCCCAGCATTTGTTAATTACGTAGATCAAATATGGGTGTTAAAATCTGCAATAGATGTTACAATAACTTGGGATGATGCTAAGAAAAAAATAACAAGTAATTTGTTTCCAGGAGCACACGATATGATAATTAAATCACATGCAGGGGATTTTAATCCATATACAAGCCAGCCTATTATAGCAATTAATAACGGCATAGTATTCGTAGCAGACACGGACGTATGGGTAGACTTTCTGCCACCGTTCAATCACATCGATCCTACATGGAGGCTGATACCGGGTAGCTTTAATATATATAATTGGCAACGACCCGCAGTACCCACATTTGAAATGTTAGCAAATACGGTAAAAATACAAAGGGGGCAACCCCTAGCATATTTTAGATTTAGAAGCAACGATCCACAAGACAAATTTAAGTTGATCAAACAAGAACGAACAGCAGAATTAGAAAAACTTGTATTGAGCTGTAGTTCGTTAAAGTTTTTTCAACGCAATCTAAGTTGGAAATTTGTTACAGGTCTAATACCTAATAAACTGAGACCAAAGAAATTAGTAAAGAAATGAAAATAGGATTGTTTGGAGATAGCTATGCATGCCTAACCTTAGATAAGGGAGAGGCTTGGTTTGAGTCTAGAGAAATATTAGATTCATATACAATTGAATCCTATGCTAAAAAAGGATCAGACATAACATGGTCCTATAACTCGTTTTTAAAAAATCACAGCAAGTATAAAAAAAATATTTTTCTAGTAACAGAGTCAACAAGACATTCTTTTGTAGTAGGATCACACACACTGCATGTTTCAAACATTGATACTATCGATCATATTAGTGAACAGATAAAAGATTTAAAAATTAAAAGTATTTTACAGTCATTAAAGACACACTATTTGTATTCGTTGCCTTTAGAGGTGTATGACTTTGGCCTTGCTGGCATGGTTGAAAGAATCAAAGAAATCCGACCTGACACTATTATAGTGTATGGATTTTACAATCACTCAATTGAAAAAATCACGCAGAGTAATTTTTATCTGTCCCAGGTAAGTATGATGGAATTAAAGCAGTTCGGAATTAACTTTGAACAAATGAAAAAATTAGGGACAGGCGAAGGAAGGTCAGCGCACATGACAAAAGAAAACAATATAATTTTTGCAAAATATATAAAAGATAAATTAGATGGAAACGATGTTGGTATTAGTTTAGATAACTTTGTTATACCACACAAAGCCGATGTTAAAATATATTTTCCGGAATAATAACATGAACTTAAAAAGAACAATTGGATTAGATAGAGACGGTACTATTAACAGAGATATAGGAACTTATGTAACTAAACCTTCAGAATTTCAACCTATAGCAGGAAGCTTAGAAGCTGTTGCCATGATGCGAGATAAAGGATATAACATTGTTATAATTACAAATCAAGCCGGAATTACCAAAGGAATTATGACTTCCGAGGATGTCGAACAAGTACACTTACATATGCTAGAATTATTAGGGCAAGCAGGATGTAAATCAATTGATGGGATTTATTACAGTACTACAAATTTAAAAGAAGATGTGTATGCTAAGCCAAATGTGGGGATGTTTAAAAAAGCAGAAAACGATCTACGGCTTAAATTCAAAGGCGGATACTATGTCGGGGATAAAATTAGTGATTTAAAAGCCGCATATAAAATGCATTCAACTCCTGTTCTCGTTAAAACAGGATATGGAGAAGAAACAATCGATAAACTCAATACCTTTGCTAACCGAGATTTAAAGTGTAAAACTCAGGTATTTAATAATTTGTGGGACTTTGCAGACTCGTTGCCTTGGATAAAATAATTGACATTATTAACATAGTATGTTAGCATTATATAATAGGTTAGGATATGTAAATGAAATTATTTGGTAAGATAGAAAAAGGTTGGGGACATGAAATAATATTTTCTTCAACTGACCAATATTGTGGAAAGTATCTAGTGTTTGCCAAAGCCGGCGACAAGTTCAGCATGCACTATCATCTTGTCAAAGATGAAAGCTGGAACGTCAATCGGGGTCTTTTTTTGTTAAGGTATATTGACACAAAGACTGCAACTATACATGAAAAAATCTTAAACACAGGAGATAATTGGCATAATCCCGCGGGATTGCCACATCAACTTGAGGCATTAGAAGACAACTCGATTATAGTTGAAGTAAGTACTCCCGATTCAGTAGAAGATAATTTTAGAATATTTCCCGGAAATAGTCAACAATGACTACAATATTAGTCAATGGTACATTTGATATTCTGCACCCTGGACATGTTGCTATGTTAAACACTGCCCGGAGTATGGGAGATTGTCTTGTTGTATGTATCGACACAGATAAACGAGTTCGAGAATTAAAAGGTGAAAGCCGTCCGATTAATAATCAGATTGATCGTAAGATAATGCTACAAAATCTAAAAGCAGTAGACATTGTAGAATTTTTTGACAGCGAAAAAGAACTGATAACATTAATCAAACTGTATAAACCAAGCGTAATGGTCAAAGGCAGTGACTATCGTGGACAACGTATAGTAGGCGAAGCACACGTACCAAAGGTATTTTATTATGATAGAATCGACGATTACTCAACAACTAAAACAATTCAAGATATTACTAATAGGGGATGACTGCAACGATGTTTACACATATGGTTATGTGAAACGTATCAGTCCCGAAGCACCAGTTCCTATCTTTGAACCGCACTATAGTGTTCACAAAGATGGTATGGCGGGCAACGTGCGAAAGAATTTAGAAGCACTGGGATGCGATGTTGATTTTCTAAGAGACAAAGACAGGGTCAGTGAGAAAAACAGACTGATTGACGAACGTACCAAGCAACAACTACTACGTGTGGATCGAGATGCTAAATCCGATCCTATCACATTTGAAACAGCAATCCCTGATGTGTATGATGCTATCGTAATCAGTGACTACAACAAAGGCACCGTGACCTACGAACTCATAGAAGAACTGGTTCGAGAAGCAACTGTGCCTATTTTTGTTGATACAAAGAAAACAGACCTAGCAAGACTCTCAGGATGCTATGTCAAGATCAACGCACTGGAAAAAAGTCGTGCAACAAGTTTACCTGACCCGAAACATTTGATTGTGACTCACGGTAGTAATGGTGCAGAATGGAATAGTTGGGTCTATGCTGCTGAAATTGTAGGCGATGTAACTGATGTATGCGGAGCAGGAGATACATTTTTAGCAGCTCTTGTGTACGAGTTTTTGCACACAAACAACATAAGCATGGCAATAACGTTCGCAAATAAAGCGGCTGCGGTGACGGTACAGCGTGTAGGAGTCTATGCTCCTAGACTAGCGGAAATAAAATGATTGCATTAACAGGTGCCGGTGGGTTTATTGGCAGTGTGGTATTGGGCTATCTCAATAGACAAGGCATTACTGATGTCTATTTGTTCGACGATTTACCTGAACCTAATCAATTCAAAAATCTCATAGGCAAACGTTATCTAGGATTACATTCTACTAAAGAGATTGTAACAGACATAAAAGACTTTGACTATGTTATACACATCGGTGCGAACAGCAATACGCTTGAAAAAGATTGGTCTAGTATCTATGATACCAATGTGTTAAGTACTCGCAGATGGCACGACCTTTGTAGAGAACATGATAAAAAATTTATCTTTACTAGTTCAGCGGCAGTGTATGGAAATGGTCAAGGCCCATTAAATCAATATGCATTTAGCAAACTGGCCAGCGAACAAGAAATTACCAACGGAGTTATACTTAGGTTGTTCAACGTTTACGGCCCAAATGAGTATCACAAGGGCAGAATGGCTTCTACAATATTGCATTGGTTTGATCAAATTAAAGAAAATGAGGAAATAAAGATATTCGAAAATAGCAAGAATTATTACAGAGATTTTGTATGGGTTGAAGACATAGCAAAAACTATATATCATTTTATGTTTGAAAATTATCAACCCGGAATTTATGACCTAGGCAGCGGGTCCAGCATAGATTTTGAAACTGTAGCAGATCTTGTAATAGCTAATACAAATACCGGCAAAAAAAGATTCGTAGATATGCCCGATGATCTTAAAAAACAGTACCAAATAAATACATTAGCTGATATGCAATGGTTGATAAACGCGGGGGTAGATGTGAAAAGTTTCACTAAAGTGCATGAAGGCATCGCAACATACATAGATTACTTGGCTAAAACTCGTTATTACTAATTTGAATAAATACTAATATGGCAAAAATACCTGTTTTAGATGCAATAAGAATTATACCTAGAGATACAGATTTTCTTGATAGAAAGTCAGGCGCTCGAGGAGAAATCTTTTATGATCAGACAGCAAATACTCTTAGATTATACAACGGATCTGCGGTCGGCGGCATAAATCTTGCCAAAGCCAATCTCACCAATGTTTCAAATGCTACTTTTGCTGCTAAGGCTGCAGAAGCAGGCGTAGGCGGCGGCGGCGGAAATACTACAGTTTCAGTAGGTAGTAGTGTGCCAGCGTCTCCATCAAACGGAAACTTGTGGTTAAATACCGACACTGGTTCGTTATATGTTTATATTAATGACGGTACTAGTTCTCAATGGATGCAACCCTCAGTTCCATTTCCGAATCTCACTGGGTATGCTACACAACAATACGTAACGTCTACGGTTGCACAAGCAATTGCAGCTATACCACCAACTCCGTCGACGTCACCAACTCCGCAGTTTGAGTTTTTTACAGCTGCCGATGACTCTACACAACGACTGATTACTAACGGAAACACTGTTAAGTTTATAGGTGCCGGTGGAGTGACTACCAGCAGTGATGTAGATGGTACTATTACGATAACAGGTAGTCAGCCTATACCAACTCCGCAGTTTGAGTTTTTTACAGCTGCCGATGACTCCACACAACGACTAATTACTAGCGGAAATACCGTTAAGTTTATAGGTGCTGGCGGGGTGACCACCAGCAGTAATGCAGATGGGTATATCACTATAACAGGTGGTGGGTCAACCGGCAATGTCACTTTTGTTGCAACCACAATAGACAGCAGTGATTCATCGGCAATTATATTCACTCCTGCTGTGATCATGGAATCAGATCTCACAGTTCAAAATAATCTTGTGATAGACAACAGTGTCAATGTTGCACTGAATTTGTCAGTGAATAATCAATTGACTGTGAAAGATATTTTAATAACTGGAACTTTTTCAAGTCAAGGATCAGGAATACCTGAACTATTTTCAGACAGTGAAATACAATTAACGGCTGGTACCCGTGTAGAAATAACAGCAAGTCCTTTGAAAATGGCATCTTTTACGTCCTCTGCAAGAGATCTTTTGACAGCTGTTAACGGCGATATGATCTATAACATTACAACAAGTAAGTTTCAAGGACGTGCCGGAGGCGCCTGGGTAGATCTACATTAAGCCATGGAAAAAAAATATTATCAATTGGCAACTCATACTGAAGCAGAATGGGATGAGCTAAATGCAGAATTAACCCATCTAGGACGAGTCAGTGAATATGTGCCTGACAGAACTGTAGACTGTGTAGATGATCAGTTACATAGTCCTATTCGCGGAACGTATCTGCTCACAGATCAAGAAGCAGAACTGTTAAAAACTGATCCAAGAATAAAATTTATCAACATAGATTATAAACGCTACGCTGAATTCATACCTCCGCCTGACGAATTGCACTCAGTAAGACCAGATTTAGTAAACAGATATACTTCTGCGGTAAAAAATTACCGAGAATTTTCTGCTTCCAATACACTGGCAGCAACGCCCGATACCTCAGACGTCAACAGAACCGGATATCAACTTTATAGATGCACACAGAAATTAGATCCTTGGGTAGATAATTCACTGGCTGACAACGCAGTGGTCGATATCAATATTCCACAATACGGCACAGGCAAGCACGTAGATGTCATAGTTGCAGATGACGGCACCTGGATCGGCCATCCAGAATTTCAAAGCAATTCTCTGTCCGATTCTAGTCCCTTCGCCGCTGTGCCAAAACCCAATAGCTATGTTGGTGGCAATGTTCTACCAGGCAACGGCACCTGTGATCTGTTAGACCTGGTGCTAGATGCTCCATATTACATTGATCCTGATTGGTTCAATGCTAATCCTGCAACAAGATTAATCACTAGATGGGACGGCACCACAGTACCTGTGGAGTCAGTGGCGAGATCATGGTGGGAAAACAACACCTTACGCAGCGCACAGTTTGCGAATGCAGGCACAGTGAGTGTTGCTGTTACTTATACTAGAGCAAACTGTAATGGCACTAACGCTGCTATATCTCTCGAAGGCGATCACGGAACCTGTTGTGCTGCACTGACCTATGGAAGAACACAAGGGTGGGCATATAATGCCAATAAATGGGTGTTGGATCTCTACGGCGGGTTTGGGACAGGCATAGAAGCGGGCTTTGATTTGATGAAAATATTTCATACTGTAAAGCCAGTGAATTCTCTGTTTGGCACTAGAAATCCCACAATAACAAGCAATAGCTGGGGATATCGAGCTGATAAAGATCCCGGCGGAGCAACTTATTATTACACTCATAGATCAACAAGCAATACTGCCTACACCACCGAAGTAGGAATAAATTGGCTAAGCCATATGGGCACACAAGGTGATGGCGGTCGCTGGAAAAGTGAAATGAAAACAAATTCACTGACCACAGCGCAAGAGGAATTAATTGCTGCCGGAGTAATTTTTGTTGCGGCATCCGGTAACAGCAATCAAAAACAGGTAAACAGCAGTCACCCGGATTTCAACAATTTTATTACCACCACCAATGGCGGAAGCCTAGCCAATTCTACATTTACTGAGTTTGGGATTTCAGTATTCGGAACAACAAATCGCCGAGGATTTCCTCAACAAGGCGGAAAATACACCGACGTTAATGGCGCAGTGATTTATCCTGTGATCAATATAGGTGCATTAGACGACGATTATAAAACTTCAAAAGAAGCCAAAGTCGGTTACAGCGATAGAGGAAACAGCATAGATGTTTATGCTCCAGCAGATGGCACCTTGGCAGCCAATAGAGGCTATGGCACAAACTGGCCGAGACCTGATACCTATGCTGCTCTCAGCTACAATTCCGGAAATACCACCGACGCTGCCTTTAGCGGAACCAGTGCTGCCTGTCCTGTAGCCACAGGATTTATAGCTACAGTATTGGAGTGGAATAGAGATTGGACCTGGACGGAAGTAAAAGCATGGCTGCAATCTCTAGAAACACAGGACGCTGCCGATTTTTACTTTGGCACAGAATCAACTACCACAAACACGGCAAATTGGTTGGATTATGAAAGTCTTGAAGGGGGCGATGCTCGTGTGCTTTATCAAGGACCGTTTGATGCACGATTTAGGACCGGAGTACGAAAAATAATGTCAAGACTGCAGATTACTAACGGTTTTAGATTACGTAAGTAATGAATATAAAATAAAGGAATTAGTATGCCATTAAATTTTCCAAGCAACCCAAGTACAAATGATACCTATACGTTCGGTGACAACCAATGGATATACAACGGCGTTACTTGGAATATTGTTTCTTCAGCGATAGTGGCTCCAACGACTACTAATTCATTCGCTACAATCACAGTCGCAGGACAGTCTAATATTGTTGCAGATTCTAGCAGCGATACACTAACATTCATAGCTGGATCTAATGTCACCTTGACAACCAACGATAGCAATGATTCGATCACTATTAATTCTACTGCCTCGGGCGGAGGCGCAGCATCAGACAGCTTTGCTACCATCGCAGTAGCAGGTCAAAGTTCAGTTGTTGCTGATTCGGCTACAGATACACTAACACTAGCAGCAGGTACTGGTATCTCTATAACCACAAATGCAGGAACAGACACCGTAACTATAACCAATACAGGCTCAGCAGGTGTAACTACATTCGCTGCGCTGACTGATAATGCTGGTCTATCTGTGGATAAAATTTATCTACCTGCAATCACTATGCTGGTAGTAACTAATAACGGTGCTAGTGCTTACAGATTTGATCAATATGGCAGCACTGACGACCCTACAATTTTTGCTATCAATGGCACTACAATAGCATTTAATTTACAAGCAACCGGCCATCCTTTTTTAATTCAAGACAACACGGGCACAAATTACAATACAGGATTGATACATGTCAGTACCGCCGGAGTAGTATCTACCGGTTCATCTGCTCAGGGCAAAGATTCGGGAACACTATATTGGAAGATTCCGGATAGTATTAGTGGCGCTTATAGATATCAGTGTGGTTCTCATGCCGCTATGATAGGCACCATCACCGTTAAGAACTTTGGCAGTATTTAATTTTTCTGTGCCTGTGACCAGTCTTTGATTCTGGTTTCTAATTTTTTTCTTATAGCCGTGATATCCTGTTTCATTTCACTGCCCATAGTAGGCAGCTGGCGACTATAGACCATCTCCATATGCATGCTGTCCAATTTTTTTATTTCCGCAATCAGTTTATTCAGCAGTTGTTGAGATTCTTGTTTAGCCGCACCTTCGGGCATACTGGCAATAGCAGTGCGATATTTTTCACAGTCTTCTTGGAATCTAGTAGATTTGATCAGCGATGACATTTTTCCAACTCCATAATAGTTTCAATCTTTGTTTTTATTATTGAATTATTTAATGTGGCCTTAAGACCGTTATGCAATTGTTTGGGCAAATAATTTAGATTGCTCCAACAGATCGTATCTGCAGCCTGTGTTAAAAATTCATCTTCGACTAGACAGACATACGTTCCGTATTCAAATCCACGATCTTCTGAGAGATATAATTCAATTGGCAATATACGACCTTGGCTGTATTTTGACAGCAGCGAATCAGAATCTTGTAACAATGGTCCAGATCTTGCAAATGTAGGCACAGTCCATTTACTATCTTCTAAAATTAATAGTATACGTCCTGTGGTTTTAGATAAAAATAGTAATCCGGCACGCTGTTGCATGTGCTTACTTATCAACCAGTGATCTTGAAGTTCCATTCTTCTGGTCTATACTCACCTTCGAAGGCCTTGATCCATTGTTCCCCGTCCCATTTATACTTGATGCCAGTACGAATATTTTGAATATATATAGGAACAAACTCTTCGCCTGCGATATCTGCAGCTTCTAGAGTATTGTCATTGGGATTCCAAATAGTGGTCCAAGTGTGTCCAGTCCATTCTATTATAGAGTTAGCTGTGATTACAGGATCAGAGCCGTCTTGATTTTCCCATGATGAATCATTGTTGCTGGGCTCACGCCAGGCCTGTGGACCACGGTACGGAATATTAGTGCTGTCTGCAGGATTTGAAGGAAGATTAATATAACCACCGCGATTCTCACTGTTGTTAACGTCGTCTAACATGAGAAATCTCAGACCCAGCGGTATCTGTGCATGCGATCCGTAGATTTCCAGAGGATTATACTTGTAGGGATCTATGATAGCATCAACAGTACCTCTAGCAGAGACACCTGGTATTACGCTAGCAATGTCGTCGTTGGCGGGATAGGTGTCTGCATCTAAGGTCACAGTAAGTATGCTTTGATCTAATGGATTGATCACGAAGGTGCCGACTATTTCATAACCGCTGGCTTTCTTAAAATATACTTCACTGCCGGGCATGTACCCGCCTTGCACATTCAGTATGATATCCCAATCAATCGGTTCACCGTTTTTTATTTCCTTTCGATCAAGACCCAACGCTATCACCGCCTCTGACGGATTCACAAGAGTAAGATCATATTGATTGTCGTTAGAATTACCGGTATTTGATTTGAATAGTAGGACACTATACCCGCCATACGGTTTTATGACAGTTCTGATAGTAACTGCATTATCATAAATCAAATTTTCTAGATTTACCACAGCTCCGTCATCAGCAAACACATTAGCTACAATACTCTGTACAATACCTAGTTTTTTCACTTTGGCTGGAGGTGATATATACACAGGCATTTCAAATTCTAAACTACATATATCTATATCCGATTCCGCACCTTGAGGTATTGTTCTGCTGGAGAAAACTGTGCTAGTCAAGTACATGGCGCTGAGGCTAGTCCAGTCTATGTAATTGTCAGTGGTCTGCAGTTCTAAACTGGGATTAAACAGAACTAATATCTGTTCCAATAATTGAAGTTTTTGATCTGTGTTTGATGTCCATATATCCGCTTTCATTTTTAATTTAAACGGTGTAGGCAATAATCTCTCTACTGTGTAACTGCCTCCTTGTGCACCTGTGTATTCTCTAGTGCCGCTGGCATCAGTAAATCTACGTTCCCTGATATGTATTTTAGATATAAATGTAGGGTCACTGAGCCTGTCTGTATCCATTTCAATGTTTGTAATATAACAGGCTATTCGTGGTACGGTAGGCATTTTGTTTTCTGAATTGTCTTTGATAATGCTGGCTACCTGTCTGGTTAAATCACCATACATCACTGGAATCTGTCTTTGTTCTCCGTCTCCTGCCTGATACTTGAAACCAATAAACACACGCATGAACTGTGTTACATAGCGTCTTATCTGTCCGTCGTAGTGAAAATCCATTATTCGTCTGCCTCTGGTCTAAGAGCCTTGCTGAGGCCCTGTTTTTGTTTGACTACGTGACCATCTATGGTGCTCACAGTAGGGTTATTAATAAATGTAGCTTTCTGTGTTTGTCTCACATCTTTGCCTGCAAACGTACCTGTGGTTACATCGCTGGCTCCGAGATTGCTCATAGTCATTCTTACATTATCTTCAAACTTACGCCATCTTGCGCCATCAAATCTAAACAGTCTGTTAGGCAGATAATCTGTGCGCAGAGCAAACTGACCATTGACTGGATTATTCGGAAACGAAATACCTGCGGTGAATGGAGCACCATTAGGCGGAACCCCGTCTTTGGTTAGATAACCTTCATAGCCATCGCCGTCTGACGGTAGTATCACTGAACTGGCCGTTTGACCAACAAATATCGGATTACCGTCTGCGTCAAATTGAGGTACTCCATTTTCATCTGTGGCCTGCGCTGGAATTATTCCGGTTATAGGATCTGGAATCATAGCTTGATACTGATCATATGTAGGAAATGTGTCATCATCTACACTGGCTAACTCAGCTGTTCCATCGTCGGTTCTCTGCAAGGTATAATACTTACTAGTATCATAACCACTGCGAGGTGCATCGGCCTCTGCCTGATTCAGTACCGCAGCAGTGATCTGCATTTCTTTTTCGTAGGTACTGATTACATCTCTCAGGGTATCTGCCAATGCAAAATACGTGATATTGGGAGGAGTAACGCCAGTGACTTCTTGTACAACTTGATATTTTTTACCATCAGCTGCTAATACTACATCTCCTGGATAGTAGGTGATATTGGGATTATATGTACCCTGATAAGATTCGCTGCTAGCTATACCATCTAAAATCTGTTTGTATTCTTGGCTGTCAACCAACGGCTTGCATTTGGCACGATATAAATGCGGATACCATGTAGCAGAAAATCCTTCCGCTGCCCTAGTAACTTCTTCTATGACAAAGAAACGTTTCAGTGCAAATGTTAAATCATTAAGAGCGTATTCATCTTTAAGATGGGGAAGTTCTATAACATCTCCTGCTATGATTTTTCTACCCAATTTTTCCACAGTGTCTGTGATATGGAATGTGATAAAAATAGTATCATTCTGCAGAAACAGACCAAACTGACTGAGATTAAAATCTATGTCAGAGATATTATATACACCGCGCATCACGTATATGTCAGGATCGTACTTGCGATCGCGATTTTCTAAAAACAACAGATCCTGTATGTTTGCTACATTATCAGTGGCATAGTTAGGAGTACTGGGTGTGTCACCCTGTATTGCAACGCCAGTGCCTATGTATCTGTGCACCAGTACATCTGTGCCGCCAACTTGAAACATTTCCCAAGCATTGCGATCTATAAATTTGAAATCATTGCCCTTTTCGGGCCTGTAAAGAGAGAGTCTTGGCATAGTCATATATTTACCGCTGTAATAAATACTAGCATGAGCACATCAGATCAAGCCAAAAACTCCGTTTACGACTTTTGCAAGACCATGCTGGCAGACGGTATGGTGGATGTAGAACTAGATCCCAAACACTATGAAACAGCACTAAATCGCAGTCTGGCAATTTTTCGCCAGCGCAGCGACAATGCTGTAGAAGAATCGTATGCGTTTTTAACCCTAACAGAAAGTACTAACGAATATATACTGCCCAAAGAAATACAACAGGTACGTCAAATATTTCGTAGATCAGTAGGTTCAAGAACCGGCAACGGCACAGGCGGCACAGTATTTGAGCCATTTAATCTAGCCTATACCAACACTTATTTGTTATCATCAACAAACATGGGTGGATTGTTGACCTATGAACTGTTTGCACAATATCAAGAGCTAGTAGGAAAGATGTTTGGCTCGTATATTAACTTTACTTGGCATCCTCAATCGCGCAAGTTGATCATACATCAGCGTCCGCGCGGCGATGAATCAGTGATGTTACAAGTCTACAACACCAAACCAGATTTCGTCATAATCGACGATGTATATTCCGGACAATGGATCAAGGACTATGCTCTAGCTAACTGTAAGATGATGCTAGGACAAGCTCGCAGCAAATTCGGTCAGATTGCAGGACCGCAAGGCGGCACACAGCTGAATGGCACAGCATTGATCACAGAAGCTCAAACTGAGATGGAAAAGCTCATCGATGATCTCATGAAATTAGTGCCCGGCGGCAGCGGTTATACCTGGATCACTGGTTGACAACATAATCCCACGCATGTTATACTGTTCTTAATTGGAGAACATTATGATCATAGGCGTATGCGGTTTTATCGGTTCAGGCAAAGACACTGTGGCCGACTATCTAGTTAACTTCCACGAATTTCGCAGAGAAAGTTTCGCGTCGACACTCAAAGATGCTGTGTCAAATGTATTTGGTTGGGATCGAACTATGCTCGAAGGCAGAACCAAGGAAGCACGTGAATGGCGTGAACAAATAGATCCGTGGTGGGCTAAACGATTAGATATGCCCACACTTACTCCCCGTTGGATTCTACAATATTGGGGCACAGAGGTGTGTCGCAAAGCATTTCATGATGATATTTGGATTGCCAGTCTAGAAAACAAACTCCGTCTAAGCAAAGACAATGTGGTAATTAGTGATTGTCGATTCCCTAACGAAATTCAAAGTATTCGTAATGCTGGCGGCAAGATAATTTGGGTTCAGCGTGGTAGCTTACCCGATTGGTACCAAACAGCCTTGGATGCTAATGCAGGGCATAATTATGCAGTTCAGGCCTTAAAAATGCAGAAAATTCATGCCTCAGAAACTGCTTGGGTAGGCACTGACTTTGACGCTGTTCTAGACAATAATCATACCATTGATAATTTATATAAACAGGCTGCTCTAATAATCAGCGATGAGATCGCCTTGCCTCCAAGTGATTCCCTCTTTGCCTAGAATAGCAGCACAGTTTAAGCACACGGTTTTGAGATTATTGGGCCTGCAGTTGTTGAGATTTTCATCTATGTGAAACACACGAAACACCTCAGCGTGTTGAGATCGGCAACCACATTTTTCACACACGGTCTTAGGTTTGTATCCTGCACGTTGCCAACGAGGTACGTGAGATCCTGCACCGTGTGTTAAACAGATTTCACACAATGTTCGATAGTAGACACGAGTGTCTTTGTAGTAATTAATGGCTCGGGGTCGCTGTGCGCAGGCCTTACAGAGTGGTCGCATTTGATATTTACCCTTTTTTACCCCTTTTGTTCGGTGCCTAACTGACTGTTTTTGGAATAGTATGCTAAATATTATGAGCAACTATTACCAGGAGAATAGGCGATATGGCACTAACATCACCAGGCGTACAAGTTACGGTAATCGACGAGAGTTTTTATACACCAGCA